GAAATTCAAAAATTACGAGGCGACCATGTCGGAGTGTGAGCGCTGCCACGGCAATCATTATGTCGTGATGTCTGATAACTCTACAATCAATTGTCCGGATTGCGTTGACGACTCGGCGGGTGAGTCAGACCGAAAATTTGAGAGGGGGTTTGTACTTGATCAGGCTAAGGCTTTGATTACTGGGGAGCGCGCCAAACAACATGGCGAGGCATCAGAAACTCATGGCAAGATTGCCGAGCGCTGGAGCTCCCGCCTTGGATGTACGGTAACCTCGAAAGATGTAGCCTTAATGATGATCGACGTGAAGCTTGTTCGCAATCAACATAATCCAACCGCTGAGGATAACTACGTTGATATTGCCGGCTATGCCGCGCTTGCGGCTGAGCTTGACTAGCTCAGCTCCTCACTAACTTCCTCATACAATAACGATATCATGTGATCGAGTGCGGGGTATTCCTCATCGGAATGCTCCATGAGCACTCGTTTGCACTCGTCATACAAATCCATAACTCCGATTTCACTTTTGGATTTTAGCCTAAGCTTGCGCTCGATCTGACGGCTTAGGTCTGATGGGGGTGTGGTGGGTAATAATTGTAATTCTGTTGGCATGGTGCGACTCCTTAATTCAGAAGTCGCACACAAATGGTTTTGAGATCAATATGAATTAGCGTTAAAAATTATTCCTATTTTTTAGGAGTATTTTTGTCAGCCTTTAACGCACCATAGATCTTGTCCCGCACATCCTCATCAAAATTGGGGTTTTCTTCCTTAGCCGCAAGAAGATCGCGTCTAGCTTTCGGCAAACCATTCGCTGAAAGTTCGTCAAATTTTTTAAGCACCGTCGTGAGGTAGGAATGCGTAGCGTCTGGCGTTAGCCACAGAACGCGACTGCGCCTGTCCGCATCAGGGTTTCTGACTTGAACTAAGCCAAGGTCGATTGCTTTTTTGATAATGTTTCTGCAAGTTTGTTTGCTCTTGCCCTCAGCGTCTTCCATGTACGCCTGAATAATATATTGTGGAACGCCCACACGATCAGGCTGTTTACCTCGCGCTAGATTATTCAACTGCGCGTCAAGAGACGCTTTGAACAGGTGGTAAAAAAGCGCCCTGTGCGTGTTTGACTTGGCAAAAAACTGGCCGGTTTTGTTTTGGAACGGCTGGCCGATGATTTCACACATGAACTTGGCCCACGCCAAACCTTGGCGCATTCGGACCCGCACCTCCTCATCTTCCTGGCCCAGCTTGTATGAGTTTGGGTATTCCAGTTGAAGATGACTGTCGTCTGGGCCAGAAAAATCGAATGGATGGTCGTACTCAATCTCTCTGCATTCTTCGCCAATTTGGCTTTCAATGTACCGATCTAATAATCCAATTGATTTATGATCCATTTTTTCTCTCCCTAACCGAACGCCGCTTCAAACTCTTCGGAGAGTTTGGCATCGCGTTTTTTGTTTTCCATCCAGTGTGCATAAGTCCTCCGGGTAAAGTCAATGGAGGCATGACCCAGCAAATACGTGACTGTGTCATCGGGCTTGTGCAAAACAAAGAATAAGACGCTGGCGAAATAGTGGCGAAAGTCGTGCAGGGTGATTGCCTCGACGCCAGCGTTTTTGCAGCCAACCTTTACACCGCGCTCGCGCCAGTTGTCAGTCGATGCAACCTCACCCGTGCTACTCGGGAATACTAGATTGCGAGACCGTTGCTGTTGAGGTTGCGCCATCTTCCACTCGCGCAGCTCCTGTGTCAGAGTATCTGACAAGTTGATGTCCCGGAAGCCGGCGTAGGATTTTGGTTCACCAGTCTCGCCAGATTTCTTGCGAGCTTTGTTTACGCTGACAATCTTATCGTCAAAACTAATATCGTCCCAGGTAAGAACGCACAGTTCGCCGGCGCGCAAGCCGGTTGACGAGGCAAACTTCAACAGCAACCGATAGCGCTCGGGAGCTGCCGCAATGATTGCGTCGATTATTTCTTTCGAGATGCGCTTAGCTTTTTTATCGGCGGCCGTAGATTTTTTTGGCAATGCCAACTCGGCACCCGGATTTGTATTTATCGCGCTGGCTAAAACGCCGAACGACAAGATCTGTTTGAAGATCACCAGGATGTTATGCGCCGTCTTATGGGCCCGACCTTTTTTGATTTGCGGGACAACCTGCAACGACAACTTGCCGGCATGCAATTCTTTCACGATTGCATCAGCGAGTGGCTCTTTGTCATAGGTGAATGATTTGAGATGCTCGATGGCCTTCCGCTTGTTGGTCACCTCGCCGCTGCCGATTTCGTTTTCGCGCACACGATCTTCGCAGTGCTCGAGGAAACTATCGCACAGCCGTGCGAACGTGGGCGAGGTGCGCGGGTTGATGTAGCCAGAGTTCTCGTGCTCGGCGATTGCACGATCAACGAAAGCTTGCGCCTCGCGCTCTGTTGCAAATGTGGGTTGGCCACCGCCGATGCCGCGAAGGTTTGCGATCCAGCGATTTTTGGATTTTGATTTGTGTACTCGTTTTGCCATTGGGGTGCTCCTGTCTGTTTGTTGGCACCCCTTTAGGCCCCGCTAATTTAATAGCCGGGGCCTGTTGGGATTATGGCGGTGGGTGTTATGCGTGGGACTTCCAAAGACGGGCTGCCTCCAACCGCACGTTTTCTGCTTCAGTATTTTGCCAAGGATGTAAAGCCAGCGCGGTGATCATATTTTTCAATGCATGCTTCGGCTGTTTCGTAACCGACTTGCATTCATCAATTAAAATCTTCGCGGCAATGGGGTCTTTCGTAGTAGCCAATACCTTTTTACGTTCGCGCCCGATTATAAAGACGATGTGATGAAACCGGCCCCCTCTGAGACGCGGCTGTATGCTGATAGCAAAAGATGCTTTGGGTTTCTTAGACATTGGGGTGCTCCTCTCTGGGCGGGGCCGCTAGGCCGCCGCCTCAAAAAATTGTTTGATAGTTGGCTCGTGTGATAAAAACCATTCACCGTCTTCATCAGGCTCTTCGATAATTTTCTTTTGACATAACGAAGACATCACGCCGCCAATTTCTTGTGCTGACCAGTCACCGCCCAGATGCTCTTGAATTTCTGTCTGGTTAAAAATCCACTGGCCGCGAATGCAATCATGTAGACATGTGGGAACGCCGGTCACCTCAGCGCTTAAAGTTATCAGCGCTTTTATGATCTGAGTTTCTTTATCTGTAAAAGTCATTTGGGGTGCTCCTGTTTTCTGTGTGAGAACGATTTCTCACGTACGAGTATCGTACTTTTTATGTACGTATACAAGCACAAAATGACTGTCAGGTTATTTTGTGGCGGGAGCTGAGCGGGATCTGGTTGTGGCGATTTTGTGGCGAAACGCAAAAAGCCGCCGTCAGCGGGGCGGCGTTTTTGGCTTCCACGTTTGGTTGCGGGGGTAGGATTTGAACCTACGACCTTCAGGTTATGAGCCTGATTCCGGGCCATAATAATATCAATGACTTACCAGAAATTGGCAGAAACCTGGCACCTGTAGAGGATGGCAGTGTACTCATCTGGACCTAAGTGGACCCCCTATCTGTGGCGGGCTTGTGGCGCGCCACAAGAAAACCTGACAGTCGTTTTACTTTCGCTTGCGAGCTAGGTTACGAGCTCGAGACATGATGCTCAGATTCCCGGCACTGTTGTCAAGCGCGTTACCGTTGCGATGGTCAACGTCCTTGCCATCGCCCTTCCGCACACGGCCGGCCTTCATCATTTTATAGCGCGCTCGATTGCGTGACGCTCGCTTGGCTTTGCGTGTGACCGACTCGGCAGCATACTCGGCTTTGTAGTTTCTCATTTAGTCCTCGTGATGTTTTGTAATCGACACGGTGCCGTCTGCTTTCACATAGGCAATGCGCACACCTAATTTTTTCTGTAGCTCAGATCGCAGCCGATAGATCCGGGAAGGACTGTTGCGACCTTTGTTAACACGCATGTTATCGGCCTTACTGTCGAGCAACAGCACCTCGCCATCTTGCCCCACAGCAACGAGATCGATGGGGCCATCGTGATTGATCAATGGGCTGAACGTCCAGTAATGATTTTCGATCAACCACTGAGCGAGGCGCAGCTCGCAAAGCGCGCCGGTGAATCTTCGTTTATCCGCGAAGTCGTTGGGCAAGACGCTCGGCTCGCTGTCCTACTTGTTTCGCCCATCGGCTGTCGAGGGCTTCGGCAGCGGCAAGATCATAATCTTGCGCTTCGAGTGCCGCGATCATGTTTTGAAACTTGGCGAGGTTACCTGGCCCCATGTTGAAACACATTTCGGTCAGCACGTCCCGCCGGCGTTGGCTCAACCAGCTCCACACCTCAGAGCCGACCACACGCTCGGCCGCTTCCTCGAAGCGCTCGATGTCGTTAATCAAAAGCTGTTCAGCCTCTTCCTCAGTGATGCCCGAACCGGCTACCTCCGGATCAATGAGACGGCCGTAGCCGATTGTAAGATGCCCTAGGCTGCAACGGTATGCCGTGCGACTGAAGCCCTCACCTAACTTGATTGAGTCGATAAGTTCCTGGGTAATCATCGCTTCAACTTCTTCGCTACTTTCTCGCCGCTGCGGCCGACGATATACCCACCCACGCCCACGGTGAGCAGGGTCCATAATTCGTCAGGTAAATCTATAGCCAGCGGAATCATGTTACCGGTGGACAATTGCACACCCAACTCTATCAAAGGCGCGAACAAAAAATTCCAGGCAACTATAGCTGTGATGACTAACATTAATATTGGTCGCCACGTCGCCGTAATGAAATGCTCGGATTTAGCTTCAGCCACCACAACAGATGCGGCCGCCTTTTCAATGGCCGCTGTGTTTTGCAGCACTGCCATATTCAATTCGCGCTCTATCTCCTGAGCTTTATTTTTGTCAGCGGGTAAGACTCGGCCCACCACGTCTTTGACGATGGGGCCAAGGACTGGAAGTAATGCACCTATCATGTTTAATCCTTCACACTGGGATGTGAGCCGTTATGCATTGATGCGAGCGATCTGATGTCGGCGGTGTTTTGTTCTGTGACCGAAATTAGGCGCGCCAGCTCCATATGATCTCGGCGCAGGTTCTCTGGACTTGCCATCCCCGACAAGATCGAGACCCTTTGCGATTGCGTTTCGATCTGTGTGGTTGCCTTGTCAGCTCGCGAGTCCAGATCGCGCACTCTAGATTCAAGATCTTTGATTTGGTCGAGGGCTTGCTTGATATTTGCTTTGGCTACGGCAGCTCCACCAAACACAGAAGCCGCTACGCCGAGCAGGGTAATAATTAACTTTAGATCAACTTGGCCGTCCATCATTGGCCCGCCTTTAGCTCTATCAGCAGGTAAATACCCCCACCCACGAATGCGATTAAGAATATGGCTTTCAGTGCCTCCAAACCGAATTTAATCCAGAACGATTTTTCCGCTTCGGCCTTCCTCATAGCCTCTTCTTTTTTCTCACGTTGCCGTTTATGTTTAGCAGCGATTTTTTCTGCCCTAAGTTTCTCGATTTTGCGGAATGTGCCTTTGCCCCATTTCGCGTCGATCTCACGTTCCAGTGATTTCAGATTCCTAGCAAGCTGTTCTTTTTCGAGCACCTCAGCAGCGACAGATCCGAGCGATGTCTCATCGTCGTAAGCTGCCTCACCTTCCCCCGCCCTAATGGCTACCACTTGTTGATTGCGACTTTTCGGCTTGCCTTTTTCTTCAGCTTTTTTCTCGTTTTCTTGAGCGGTGAAAAGTTGGTCTAAACCTTGAGCAATGTCTTTGACGTGCTTGGCGCTTTTTACAAGCGTGCGGGTTGTTGCGATAGCAGCCGCTATGGTGACCGGGTCCATTAGTCTCGCCCCATCCATTTCTTGACAGTCGCACTTTCCCAAATGCGAATGCTCAACCACACAATCGTAAAGAGAGCGGCAATGTCGGGCAGTAGTGAAAACCAACTGCCCAGCCCACCGGCCACAGCCGCAACGTCTATAGCGTTTTTTGCGTCCATTAAATTCGCTGCCCTTTAATGAGTGGCTTCACTAATTTAAAATCATTGCCGCTCGAGAAAGGACACATCAGCCCGTCCTTTCGGACGATGACCATCGTCCAACTGCCCGTGCTTTTATTCGACAAAAGCAGCATCTTTAGTTCGTCGCCTGCGCCGAGTGAGCCCTTAGCAATCTCGCGTTCTTGGAACTGTTCTTTAAATCGCTCGTAGCCACTCTGGTCAAAGCAGACCATTGCTTCGGCTGGTGTCATAAAAAAAGCCGCCAAGAAGGCGGCTGCGAGTGCGAGAGTTTTTATCATCAGCTAGTCGGTGTATCAGTTGATTGAGTAGCGGCATTATTGTTGGTAAAATCGTTAGAATTTCCGCTGGCATCATCGCCGAGATCGCTGCCAGATGAAGCGAAGTTTAAATAAAAACCATTCGATCCAAACGTGTTTGAAGTAGGATCAATCGGGGTCCAAGTGCCACCTTTATCCTCTGCAAACGCTGTGGGGGCCAGACTTTGACCATCGCAGTAAATGACCTCGGCCATTCGACCGTCAAAAGTATGCGTCGTTGATCCTGACCAGCTAGCAATTCTCCATCCTGTTGAACTAAATACATTACCATTTTGGCTGGGATAGCTTGCAGCATCAAAGCCGGTTATTTGCGAGCCGTTTAAATAAAGTCGAACTCGATCAGCCGCAGTGCCTTGCGAGGTATCTACGCGAACGACCAAATGTTGCCAATCGCTCGTGGAAGTAAATGTTTGTGTCGTGGTTACCTCACTTCCATTGCCAACCACCAGTTTGTTTGCGCTGGTAAAATAAGCTTGGATCTGAACGGAGCCGCCGCTGCCGTGAGTAAATAGTCGTAGGTTTGAACCCCCTACGCTCGCTCTTTTAAACCACATGGCTAACGTGCCAACATCGGCATTTGTAGGAGTTCCAAACCCGCTATCAAAATCGAGGTGTTCGGAATCTGATTTAACAAAAAGTGCGCTGTGATCGACAGAAAACGAAGCATCTGCGCCAAAATGAGCGACAGGGAAAGTAAACATTTCCGCTCCTTAGCTAAAGTTAAGCTGTGCTACGCCGAACATTGATGAACCGTCGCTTACAAACGTCAGGATGTCCACGGCGTTTGCACCCGTAGACAATGTTGGCTCGGTGCCGCCGGGAAACTTATAAGCAGAGGCGCTGGTGTTCAGGGTGCGTGACCCGGTGCCGTCTTGAACAACAATCAGAATGTATGTCGCGCCGGCCACTTGGTTGGATGGGGCATCGAGGGTGCGATTGCCGGCAAGGGTTACTTTGGCGACTTGGTTCTGCGACAGATCCCATGAGATGTTCGCGCCATCAGACAGCGTGGTCATGTTGAAGTTCTGGGTCTTCGTATACTCACGCGCTGATGCCGTCAGCACGTCAGAACCGAATAGCTCGGTGGTCGTGATCTTCTTGTGAGCTGTCGCGCTGGCATCGTAGATCGCGAACTCATCAGCCGCGACGGGCGATGCACTCAGACCTGACTGTCCGTTGATAGAGACAGTAACCGTGCCGCTGCCAGTAATAGTGCCGCCGGTGGCAAGGCCGGCTGTGGCAACGCTTGTGACCGTGCCGCCAGAGCCGGGGAAGATTTTAGTAAAGTTAATCGCGGTTGTGTTCAGTGTGCCGCCGGTGTTTGACGTGCAGAGGTACAGGTCGTCCGCGTTCGTTGACCCTTCCTCAATCGCGATTAAGCTTCCAGGGTGCTCGTCA